CGGTAAAGCGTAAGACCGCGTGATTTGATGTCGTACTCAAAGTTTACGGCGGCATCACCATTATGCCATGTTCCAACCAAAAATAGCTCGTTCGCCCAACTTCCGACTTTCTCCATCTTCACAATGCCGTAGCATTCTAACTCTTTACACCATACAGGTTCACCACGCATCTGTCGTAGCTCATCAAGCACCAGAGGATCATTGTGTGCCGGCTCTTGTTTATGCCTGATCTTGTCGCTCTGGCACAACGGGCAAGACTTACAGCGGGCGATTGGCTCGTCGTTGTTGTCTCCATAGATTTGATAAGCACATCCATCGCCATCAGGCACGTAGCACGGAGGCGTAATTTTTACGCCGCAACGCTGGTCAACAGGGATGATTTTCCCACTATCTGTTTGACGATACACAATGCCACTACAATTTGCACATTCGCTCTCCTGCTTCTGTTGGGTACGGAGGGCTGAGATTGCCATAATGATAGCCTGATTGAACTGAATGAACTCGCGGTTTAAGAGCATCATTTCGGCCCCATCCAACTGTTGGATAGCCTCTTCCATGGTCATTTTGGATTCACCTCCACCGTTACCACATAGCCGTCCTCTATTTCTCGGATGGTATATCCTTGAACTGAATAGTTGTTGTATGTCGTAATCGTGATGTTTGTACTGCTGCTCTGTATCGCACGTACATTTTCCGAAGTACACCCGGTTAGCAACATTGCTGTCAGAAGGATCGCAAATACTCGTTTCATTTCTTGCCCCCGCTTTTCTCTTTGTTCTCGGCAATCGCATTTATCAACTTCGGGAGAGCTGCCGGCATACACTCGCACAGTGCGCTCAATGTGCAGCCGTCACAGTCTTCGTGGTTGTCACAGAAGTCGCCCAGACTTTGCGCTGCGGCTTTTAAGTTTTCATAGTTGGTCATTACTCTTTGCCTCCCTTCCGTGCTTCTATGGCAGCTTCCGCTTCGGCGCAAGTTAGAAACACAGTTTTCCCAAACATATCGGGATACAGGTAGATATTATCTGTGACAAAGTATTTCGCCCTTATTTGCACTTGCCCGTTCCCCAAAATATGAATGCGATCTACGGTACAGAGTTTTATTGTTGTGCCAGTGATAACCCATACCGTATCTCCTACTTTACAAGGCGGGATGATTAGCCTACTGTCTTCTTCGGCTTGGGACAGATCGTATAAGGCGGAAATTGCCATACTTAATGCTTCGAGGCGTTTGTGAGAAGTCCATTGCCTTTTGGAGGACGAGGTTTTGTCAAGAAATGACTGTATCTCATCGGCAATTTGATAGAGGAAATGAATGGCTTCTTTTTTGGTCATTGCTTTTCGATCTCCTTTACCATTCTTGCTCCACAGTTAAAACAGAACTTCTCAATCTCACATAGGTATGGCAAGTCTGCCTTAACCTCGAACAGCTCCTCCTGTATGCGTATCTGGTGCAAGCGGTAATACGCTTGTTACTCCAGTCTGGATGCTTCCGTTTGATACAGAAGAAAATGGTTCTCCAAACGGTATTACTTTTCATGGCGTTCTAAGTAGTCCACAATCAAACGATATGCCCTGCGTTGCATATCAAGATCCTCTTGGGTGATGTCATCCAGCTGTCCGAGTTGAGCCTGAAACAGCTTATACTGCCGGCGAAGCTGGATGGTGTTTTGAACGATACGGACAATCTGAGTAAGAACTAAGACCGTCACCATGATGGTCAGGTAAGTGTTCATACGGCAGTCTCCTATACAGAAATAGAGTTGATGTAGCTTTTGATCTTTTCGACATTCCAGAAGATTCGCTTCCCGATCTGGATACGAGCCTCAGCAGCCTCGCCAATCTGTACGGCAGAATACCGGCCACAACTCAACATGGCCTGAAGCTCGTCAGTATTGATTGCGATTTTGCTCTGGGTGTCTACGTTATTGAATTGCTTTGTTGCTCTCATGGTTATTCTCCTCGATCATCATGATCGGCTTTGCCATGCCTACTTTTTTTCTTTGGGTGGGAAATGCTGCTTGCGGTATTTACGGACTTCTTTACACTGGTTGCAGTTATGGCGATTTTTGCAACACCAGCAGCCGTCTACAATGCCGTACCAAAACCAAGCTGGCATTTGCGGAGCCTTATGTTTTCTCTTTCCCATCTCGCCCTCCGTCAGAAGCAGATATACTTTCTCGGAGAACTAAGCACATCTTGGATTAGTGCGGCGTCAGTAACTTCATGGACGCCATAGACATCAAGCCAGGTTATCCGGTCTTTGAAGCGCTTGCGAGCTTCGCGGGCATTCTTGGCTCGGACATAATACCAGTTCGTACCTACGTCGGTTTTACGGTATCCAGCGTTGACAGCGAAGAGCTTCATACCTTCGCTTAGGACAAGAGGCGGGCGTTCGTATACTTTGCACATATGAAAGCCTCGTTTCATTCGGAAATAATGTCCAGTCCATCAACAGCATAGCCGCCAGATTTCCCTTCCAGTTTTACAACGAGAGTGCCACAGCACATCCACGGCTCTGATGCTACCGTCCAGATGCGACTTTTATTTTCCGCACTCACGTAATACTTGTTGTTCATTACAACTTTGTCACCGGGCTTCATGTCAAACGCTCCTTTCATTTGTCAAACCGAAACCGTTTTCCATGCTCTTGCAAAGTTCGTCGGTGCAATCATTTCCATATCTACATTCTTCAGAGGCCGGCTACATCAGGTGACGGTGTATCTGAGGTAAAGCATATTACCGGATACTCTATTGAGCAGCTTTTTGAGAAAAAGAAACTCTATTTGGAAGAAGGAACGTATAACTTCTGGAATCCTGTTCAGCCGGAGGATACTATTCTGGGCCGTATTCTGGAATTGGATACGACATGGAATATTGGGTATGTTGACCCCAAGCTGATTGGATGTTATCGCACCTTTGACGAGTACGATAGCGACGCCTTGAGTTTTTGCTATGGCAGTGCTATGGAGAAGTATAACTGCACGATTGTGTTTGACGTGTACGCCAGGACAATTAGTGCTTACGACGCGGGCAAAAGCCGTGGAACCGTACCTATCTATCTGAGTTATCAGAATTTGGTGGACGCGGTTGATCTGGAAGAGCTTACCGATGATATGGTGACAAAGCTCCATCTGTACGGATCGGACGACCTGAGTATTCGGGATGTAAACCCGATCGGCACAGACTACATGGTAAACCTGTCATACTTCATTTCCAACGGCGATTTTGATGTGATCGCCGAGGGCAGCACAGTTACTTTGGCCGAGCGTGTCAAGAGCTGGAATGCTGCAATTAAAAGCAACCAAACTCACTACACCAATCTGGTAGCAGCACGGGCATCCAGAACCGCCCAAAGGCTGGCGGAGGAAGCGACACTCGCTTCGCTGAAAGGCGATTTGGAAGTCCTGACTACACAACAAAGCGTAATTATCCAGGCAATGGCTCTGGAATCCACTGCCGCTGGAAAGACAAGTCAACAGCAACAGCTGACAGAGATCAATGAGAAAATCTCTGCAAAGAACTCTGAGATTGAGGCGCAAGAAACAGTGATTGCGAATTTGCAGGCAGAGATTGATCGGTATACCACTGATATTCAGGGTGTTGTAGAGCAGCTGTCTATTTCCAAGTATTTCACAAAAGCCGAACAAAAAATCCTCAACCACTATTTGATTGAGGGCGAAGCGGCAGAAGAAACTTTCGTTGCGACCGATGTAGATACATCGGCTTCTGGTGCCATCTCCACATTGCAGGGGGAGGTTACATTGACTGGGGCTGATATTGCACAGGCAAGTCTTAACGGTAAAAGTATGTATGCTATTGCGGGCGGCGTTTTGAAAATTGCCAGCGCAAAGCTGACGGCAGACATTGTGCGTGGTACTTTGGAGGTTAACCCAAGTACAAACGAATATGTACTGACGGTGTACATGGGATCTACGACGTTTGATGAGCATAGCTTCCCGAGCGGACTTGTTACTGCATCCGGCATACTTTCTCAGTTCAGCAGTGATATTTCTCCTGTTTCTCAGGATGGGGTAACGGAGAACAAAGGCACCCAGATTTCTTTTGAGGCGGGCACATCCAAGCTGTTTTTCACAGTAAATGTGAACGAGTATCAAAAATATTCTGTGGCGCAAGAGCTGTACGCATTTGGCGAAGAGCTTTTGGATGAATGGGCATGGCCTGTTTACGAGTTTTCCATTGATACGGCTAATTTCTTGTTCCAGAAAGAATTTGAGCCGTTTAAGAATAAATTGGAGTTCGGCAAGAGCATTTATCTGAACGTCGGTGATGGTGGTGTGATCGAGCCGAAGCTGATCGGGGTAACTCTGGACTTTGAGAACCCCGAGAAGTTGACATTGACCTTTTCTAACCGTTTCCAAAAACGTGACGTAGTTGCGAATTGGCTGAGTGAGGTCAATAAGGTCAGTGCGTCCAGCCGCAGTTTTGATACCAGCAAATACCTCTACAACAGAACTGCGAATAAGACTACTCAGGTTTCGCAGTTTATGGAGAACGCCTTGAATGCGGCAGTAAACACCATTATTGGCGCAAGTAATCAGAGCGTTGTGATCAATGGTGCGGGTATCCAAGTGGGCGGTGACAGTAAGTATCAACTGCGTATCGTGGACAACATGATTGCCATGACTGACGATGGTTGGAAGACTGCTAAACTGGGTATCGGTCGGTTTTACTCCGATGCGAAAACAGGTCTTAAAGATGATAGGGGTAACGATATCCTGATTGGAGAGACATGGGGTATCAATACAGAACTGCTTGCGGGTAGTCTCATTATTGGTAACAACCTCGTTTTGGAGAACGCCAACGATAACGGCGTAATGCAATTCAAGGTGGACGCCACCGGAGCGTGGTTGTATAACGCCTCGTACATTATGCAGCATGACGACGGTGGCCTGATGATCTTCGATCCGAAGTATGGTATCGTGGCCGGCAATAAGCTCCTGTTCAATACTAACGGTACAACCGTGACCCCGGAGTTTATTGACGATTGGGGCGATATCAAGTTCGATGCGGACGGTATGCCTGAGAACGCAAACTTCTATCTGGATCTTCGAGACGGTAGCGCTTATTTCAGAGGAAGAATCAAGGCCGACTCCGGTTCGATTGGCGGGTGGGAACTGGCCGAGAATGAGCTTCATTGTGGATCAAACTCTACTTTTGTTGCCCTCAACTCTTCCAAGGATACCAATTCGCTGTATGCGATTTGGGCGGGTGCTACAAAACCTGAGAATGCAAAATTCTGGGTAAAGCGAGACGGCACACTGCACGCAAGAGATGGCGAGTTTAGCGGTACGCTCTCTGCCTCAAGACTGAGTGGAAATCTG